GATCGATCTCATGTAGTCCCAAATGATATTACCTTCAGTAGGTATTTCATATCGAGCAAATAATGAGTGAACGCCAGACAAAGCCATTTCTATGGTTATTTTGTCATCAGTAATAAGGTCAGAACATATGCTTACAAAGTCTTTAGAGAAGTATCTAGCTTTGTTATTTCCCGTAGGAAATATCATTGGCTTAGAGTTACCACCTAAAGGCTGAAAGTCAGCACTAAGAACTGCTTCTACCTGCGATTTAGTGAATTCATAAATATGAACATTAGTAACGAAATGAGAATAAATTCCCACATCAACACCAATCTCTTGAGCAATATACTCCATGAGAACTGTCCATTCTACGATATTAATATTTGTTACACCCCAAACGACATCACCTGATCGTGAGAATGCATTGCAATTCAACTTACCATCTCTGACGTAGAAATGAAGCATGTTGTTGCAAGGTATATCTTTACTTGTTTGTAATCTGTAAATCTCTTTAAGTCCAGAAGGAGAATCCTTCATAGAATCATAAATGGAGATTACAGCTCTCCTTGAATCTAGTCCTTCATGTTTGAAGATATCAATAACACCTTGTACTTGGTTGTGTGCATAGATCCTTGGACCATACGCACCTCTCCATGTCTCTTGGTCATCAGAAAAATCAACTGCTCTAGGAAGGAAATAACTAAGATAAGGATCTATCTTCTCATCTCCAGCTAATACCCAGAATACCTCTGCAAATGTTGCAAAGATGTTGTTCTTACGACCTTCTAAATGTAGGTGTCTTGCACGGGGATTGCCTAACTCTAATAAAGCGTTGTTCAAATAATGAACATCACCATTACGTGAGGTAGACACATCACCGTTGATAACTTCTTTCATGAGTTCTTGAGTTAGTACATTAAGCGTTTGCCCTTGTATAACTTTATTCATGATATTATCCTTTTGTTAAGTTTCGTCGTCTCCAACTCGTGGAGCTTCTGGTGAAACTTCTTCAGTTGATTCAACTTCTTCTGATTGCTGAAGAACAACAAGTGTTCCTGATGCTCTTTGTGTAGCCATCTTTAATGCTTGAACAATTTCTCTTCTCTTCTTCTCGCCACCGATTGCTTTAAAGTCATCGTGCATTGCTAAAAGTTGTATCCAGAATGATACTGGCTTTCCTAAATCTGATCCCATTTTATTTACCCTTGTAATAGTTCAATCTTTTTATTCAAATAAACGATAGCCTTCTTCAAGTCTTCGATTTCTTTTTGTTCTATAGTCTGATGTGCAGAAGCTTTCTTACCTGCTCTCCAGATATACTTTGTAGCATTGCCTAAGTAGTAATCCCAACCCATCTTATGAACAACATTCCAGTGTTGGAGTTCTTCAGGGATAGAGTTGTAATGACCAGGATTAGTAGCATTCTTACCGACTACGACTTCCTTATCTTCTGCAGGTGGTACTTCGTTAATAACTTTGTTCCAATCAGCATCAGTTAATACTTCAGATGATGGAAGGGTGTTAGCTTCATCGATTGCTTGAGCACTCTGTGCAGCCCATACTTGGGACATACTAGAGAAGTAATCGCTATCTTCGTTTCTATGTTCTATGTTGTCTTCAACATTAGCATATGGGTTGTTAGTACTCATTGTGATTCCTCAATAATTATTTCTAAAGGCTACGCTCTGTTAGAACTTAGCCTGTAGATCATTTGTGTAGTTTGCTGACCAGTCAGATATAAACTTCTCTTGACGCATTGTAGCTTCATTTGTAGAGACGCTTCTAGTATAACCAGTAAAACACTTGTTAGATGTAGGTATTGAACCAGGAGTGTATCTACCTGTGTACAATGTAGGCTCGAAATCAAAGTTACGAAAGCCAAACATTGCTCTAGGTTGCTCTAGTTCAGGAACTTCATGTAGGAACTTCTTATTATCAAATATAATAAAATCACCTGCTTGAGATTCCATCTGCATTCTGTCACCAGTGACGATATCAGTTAAGATAGCACCATGAGTGTTCTTATTGTGCAAAGTAAATACCGCTACATAACTTGCAATCAATGCTTCTTTAATTAAGATAGCACCTTCAGTACCTTCAGTGTTACAGTCTAGGTACTCACCATCAAAGTGAGCAGGCAAAGGCTTAGAACCTGAAAAGTATTCTTGCATGTTTAGCATACATCTTGTGTCTTGAGCACCGTTAAATCTCTTATCTCCTGCCATAGCACTCAAAAGAGCCTGATAGTCGTTAAGGAGAGAAGCGAGGATAGGTCTGTCGTTGACGTTTATTGCTGGTAAAGAAGTTTCACCAGTTGTCACCATAAAAGCGTTAGAGATACGAGTCTCTGAGCTATCAGATAGGTATGCGACACGAGACTTTAAGTTATCATCAGTGTAGTAATCATCTCTGAACTCACTCATAATCCCCATCATGAAGTCGATCTCTTCTTGGTTAAGCATGTCAGTGACACGGATAAACCCTTGCTCTTTTAATAAATCTATTTGTTCATTTGTTAACATGTGGTTCTCCTATCTCATTGCTTCCAAGAATTGAATACGATTGATAGCATCAGCCACAATCTTCGCATCTACGAAATGGTTATAATCGATTCTTACAAATGGAATGTCTAAGTCAGCACACATACTAACAAGCATGTCTTCATGTGCATTCTCTAAGTCAATCATATATTGTAAGTCATTAGTTGTTTCTTCTGATCTAGCTCTAGACACCATACGGGCAAAAGCAACCTTTGGTTCACACGCAAGGTGTACAACAACTGAAGGTGGATTCATCTGTACATTAGCGATAGCCATAGAATAAAACAAGTTGTATTCATTCTGTGTCATAAAGCCTGAGTTGTACATAACTTTAGTAAATACGATGTCACTGAACATAGAACGCTCAGTAAGGTATTCACCAATCATATGTGTCTTAGCTAACTCATTTCTTAATTTGTTAATTGTAATCTGAAGTTGAAACGCTTGGGTCTTATCTTCATTGAACTTTCCTAGTGCAGTCAAAAACTCACCACCAGAGGCTAAATCCTCTTCAACAGGAGTAATGCCTAACTCTTTTGCCAACGATGGCAACAAAGTAGATTTACCTACCCCTATGGATGCTTCAAGTGAAATATACATCTATGTCTCTCCAGTTACAGACACTTACCGAATTAGCAACCGTTTGGTGCATGTTCGCTTTAGTGCGTTTGAATAAAATTTTAGATTGTGGTCTACCCTCGATAATCTTTTGAACGTATTGGTCAAAGTCATCAATGAAGTAATCCGCATCTATAAGTTCTTTGTTTCCAGTGTGTACAATACCACTGTGGAATGGAAAGTTTCTTTCAAGGAAAGCTTCCTTAGAGTACATATGACCTGAAGTAGACTTAGTAACGAATATAATGTTATACTCAGTAGATAGTCTTTTCAGTGTCTCAATGCAATCGTCTTCTGGAATCAGAGTATCATAGATATCTGTTCCGTTCCAGTAGCTTAAAGGATCTTCCATGTGGTCTTCCATAATCTTCTTGGGTGCTCTTCTGTGAAGGTCACTCCAATCAAATGTGGCACCAGTAACTTTCTCATACCAATAGATCCATGAGGTCAATGTATCAACGACAGTCAAATCTACATCTACAGCGATTGTTTTCTTGTTAATATTTATCATATGACCTCCTGGGTCTGTTATTATTTCTAAAGGCTACGGACTAAGGTCTTACCAACCCCAGTCATCACCACTAAGTCCACTCTTTGAATAGTCTGTTACAACACCTTCAAAGAAGTTCTTAAAGCTATCACCAGATACAATCCAATCCAACCAAGGAATAGGATTCTCTTTAACTTTAAAATTAGGTTTAAGTCCTAATTGAATAAGTCTACGATCAGCGATATAACGTATATATTGTTTTACTTCATGGGCAGTTAATCCTTCGATGTCACCCATCTTGTATGCTAACTCAATAACTTTGTCTTCAAGTTTGACTGCTTGGCGAACCATAGCGTAGATGTCTTTCTTGAATTCATCGTTAATGATTCTAGGATGCTCAGCACAGAATGTCCTAAACAAGCGAGTCATTCCTTCAACGTGCATAGTCTCGTCTCTTATAGACCACTCAACTACTTCACACATCCCTTTGAACTTACCAAATCTCTGATAGTTTAACAACATGGTGAAAGCAGAGAATAGACTCATACCTTCGTTGATTGCAGAACGTGCTAATGCTTTACCTAAACCTGATAAGGTAGAGGTATCAGAATCAGTCATGAACTCAATCTTATTAACCATTTGCTTATAACCCAAGAAAGCTTGATATTCGGAATCATCAAACCCTAATGTATCATTAAGTAGAGCGTATGCTCTTTGGTGTGTTCCTTCTCTGTTAGCAAACGAGAGAAGCATGTTTCTTATTTCATTGTTCTTGAAGCTTGGAATGAATAGCTCACAATAATTGTCAGCCACTGCTACATCTGATTGTGTAAATAGTCGTAGGATTTGTGTAACATGGTGCTTCTCAGCATCTGTAACTTTACCCATCTTCCAATCATTTACGTCATCTTGTAGATTTAGTTCCCATTCGCCCCAGTGGATCTTTTCATGATCCGTAGCAAACTCCATCGCCCAGCCATACTGAAATGGCTTGAACGTGGTGCTAGGTGTTAATAAACTCATATATTCTCCTTAACCTTGACAAGATAAACATTCATCTAATTCACCGTCACCTAAGACGATGCGATCAACTTTGTTAGCAGTCTTTTCTGCAGTTTGTGTTGAAGAAGTTCGTAAGTAATACAAACCTTTACAACCAGACTCATAAGCTTTTAAATGAACACTGTTCACATAAGCTTTGTTTGTCCCAGCAGGAAAGAATAAATTTAAAGATTGACCTTGACAGATGTACTCTTGACGATCACCAGCATGTTGAACGATCCAATGCTGATCCAGTTCGAAAGCAGTCTTATAGACGTCTTTCTCCCAATCTGTTAAGTAAGTAAGATGTTGAACAGAGCCTTCTTCATTAATGATAGACTTCCATTGAGCATCGATCCAAGCTTGATCTTCACCTAAAGTAATCCTGTGCTCTTCAATTACATTATGAAGAGTAGCATTAGTTACTAAGTGAGAACCAGCTCTAGTCCTATGAGTAAAAGCATTAGACTTAAAAGGTTCAATTGAAGGACTACATCCTAGTAAGATACCAGAGTTTGCATTTGGTGCAATCGCTAGTAAGTGACTATTACGCATTCCAGAACCTGTGCCATCTAGATATTCACCCTTTAGTTTAGCAAGGGCTTTAGTCTGTTCGACTGCTTCTGATTTGATATGTGAGAACAACATATGATTGAGACCAGTAGCACTGGCACTCTCAAAAGGTATGTTCTTACGTTGTAGGTAACTGTGAAAACCCATTGCCCCTAAACCTAAAGATCTTTCTCTCTCGGCACTATAACGAGCCTTAGAGATATCATCAGGAGCATTCTGAATAAAGAATTCTAATACGTTATCAAGGAAAGTAATTAAATCCTTAACAATGTTCGTATCCTTCCATTCATCAAAACGATCAAGGTTTAAAGAAGATAAACAACATACTGCTGTTCTCTCTTCGTTAGTAGGTAAATGTAT